ATTAGATTCCCATCTTGTCCCAAGAGATCGAACTTCTTATCCTGATTTGTGGACATTTACAGTGAAGAAAATTCAAACTACGAAAGGACATTCAATGGCAAAATCTGAGGTTATTCTTGAAAAGGGTAATCTCAAAGATTTTCTTATTTGGTATAATAAGGCAATTGAAGATCATGAAGAGAATCAACGTAAGATGAAAGAATCGTTGAATGATATGAAGGAAATTGTTTTGTGTGATCTTTGTGCTTTACCAAGTGAGATGTGTGAATGTACCCAATCTGGTGGATTTTTGGATGCGTCATTTTTCAATTTGTTGTATCTGATGATTTTTGGTATTGTAAGTTATGAATTTTTTATACGAGCTTGTAAAGTTTACAGCTTGTACAGAGCTAAAGTTATTTGCAATACTATTCGCAGTAAGTTTAGGAAACTTTGTGGGTATTTTTATCAACCTTCGTTACCTGATAGAGAATTTTGGTATAATTTAGGGGAAAAAGTTCAAACATCCTATAATTGTCCCAATTTTCTAATTAAACTTGCTTCTTTTTTGACAACAGGCTGTGTTATATACAAAATGTTTTCATCTTTCAAAACCATTCAAGGTGCTAAAATGCCAGAACCACGGAAAGAGAGAGAAAATCCTTGGTACAACAAAGAAATTAACACAGTGAAATTTGATGTTACAGCCAAAGTTGCGTGCCTTAGAGGTCAATTGAATACTTTGGTTTCTATAATTTCGAATAATGTCATGTATATTGAGTACGTGAGTGGACGACACATTGAATATTCACGTATTTTGTGTTTGGGCAAACAGTTGTATGTGACTAATAATCACAATGTTCCGAAAGATTTCGAGTTTGTCCGAATTACATGTCAACCAAATAGTACTGGTGTGAATGGAAATAGTAAATTTACTATTTCACAAGATCAAATTTGGCGTGATGATTCACGGGATTTGTGTTTGTTGCACTTACCCTTTTTACCACCACGTAAAGATATTACTCAGTACTTCGCATCGAAAGATTTTGATGTTAGGGCCAATGGCATTTATTTGAAGCGCATGAGAGATGGTTCTTTGGAGACTCTTCCTTTTAAGAGTGCTACTCGTGTTACACGCATGTTGAGTGTTTTTAACATTTTTAACAGTGTGAATTCATGGGATGCTTCACCAAATGAACCAACAGTTGTTGGAGATTGTGGGATGCCCATGATTTTAGACTCACAACTTGGTCCTATTATTGTGGGTTTGCATGTTGCAGGGAATGAAACGACGTG